AAACATGGGACACAGGTAGTTGATGAAAACAATACATGTGAATCATTTAAGGTTAACGAGTAATTTAAAGAGATATGGAAAAGTATATAACTGGAATAGATATGAGACAATTTAAGCATATTCCAGAAATAAGCGAGTATAATCATAATTATTACATAGGTTTTGATAAAGACCTACTTTTCGGAAGAAGCGATGATGATAATACAACTGAATGGTGGCTTATTTCAGGAATAGAATCTGCCTATTTAGGAGAATCTTATTGCAATGAAAATGAAAAATTTTATCGTTACGAAAGTAGAAGGACTTAATTAAATAAACCGACATGAAAACAAAAGAAGAAATTAAAAATGGCATAGCTCTAAATCATGGGTATATTACATGGGATGTAATGCTTAATAGTATCAATGAATCAGGAATGAGTACTATAATAATGGATAATATATTTGATGAATACGCCAAGCTATACCACGATCAGTTTAAACAACCTATTTATGACGAGGAGATTGAGAAAGAAATTTTCACAGAAAGACATAAAGTTCTAAAGGGACATGGAAATATGTCAACCCAAAGAATTACTCTCGGAGAAATTGAGTGGGAAAGACTTTGTATTCGTATTGCAAAATGGGCTATTGAACGAATGGGGAGAGATGATCGGGAGTTGCTTGTGAAGTTTGCATCAAGAAATGATAAATATAATATTGGAAGCAAAGTAAAAGTTGTAGATCATCCTAAACGACTTAAAGAAATGCGTAAAGAATGGGAAAGCGATGTTGATGAGTTTCTTAAACAGCAATAAATAATTGCACAGTGAAAAAATTATTTGTATTTTTGATTATTCTATTAATTGCGATAATAATTGAGATACTTGCACTATTAACTCTTACAGTTGTAATCCTATGCAATTAAAACGTTTTATCGGAAAAATCCAGGATCGAAACAAATTCACTCTTGCAAAGTACGAAGAGTTCCTGCAGATCATTTCAAAATACACAGTTTTGCCTTTAAACGAGTTCAGGAATTACCATAATGATAACGAGGTAGTGATCGGGTTAAGGAAAGATTCTGATTCAAATTTCAGAGCTTTAGAGAATATGGCATGGACTGAAGAGAAGCACGGTATAAAATCTACTTTCTTTATTTTGCATACAGCTGACTATTATAAACCCGATATATTCCCATCACTTCTTAAAATGCAGTCATTAGGATTTGAGATAGGATTACACAATGATATTCTTTCGACAAAGGGTTCACATGGTTTAAGGATGCGTTATGAATTACAAAGACTAAAGAATAGAGGTTTAAAAATTATAGGAACCTCAGCTCATGGCAGGGATAAAAAGCTCGGATTGAATAATCTTACTTTCTGGGACAATCACAGATTACAGGACTTTGGTTTTGAATATGAGGCTTATTCACTTGACCACAATCTTTATTTCAGTGACTGCACCTTTATAAACGGCCATCGTTGGCATCCGCTTGATATTGACTGGTCGGAGATTAAACCAGGGGCAAGGATTCAAATACTCATCCATCCAGAGCATCACAGATGAAAAACTATTTTAACATATTAATTCGCATTCTGAAAGCTCCAAAGATAACTTTGAGGCTCGATGATTACTATTATCGGGTATGCACTAAACCGCATCCCAAACTCAAGATAATCCCAAATAAGAAGTACTTAGTTGCTTTAATGGGAGAATATCACAGGGAAACTTATGAAATAAATAAGTCGCTTTTAAAGAATGGAAATGAGTTTAGAATGTTTGACGTAACGAATTGGGCAAACGATATTGTATTGATAAATATTTCAAATAACAATAGACAGGATAAGCCGATTCCGAAATATATGAATTATGCCTATAAATATCGAGAAGCATTTAAAGATAAAAAATTGCATGGCATATTCAAAGGAAGCAAATTAATTGCTTATTGTGATGTAGTAAAGTACGGAGATGTAAATGTAATAGGCCCGTTTATGGGACATGCCGATTATCTTAAAGAGGGTATTATGTATCATCTTTTCGATCATATCGCATTAAAACCAAATCTGATGTATGATACTTTTTTAGGTAATTCGGAAGGGTTGACTTATTTTAAAAAGAAATTAGGGTTCAAAGAATACAATGTTTTATGGAAGACTGTATAAAAGCCTGTATTCAACAATTAAAAACTAATCAATACAAACCCTCAGCAATTTGGGTAAGTTTTGATGGGGAAATTGTGTACATTGTTACCGATGATATTGACCGAAGCGAGTATCTGTATTTAAAAAAGAAATTTAGAAAACAACGCAAGTCAAAGAAATAGTTTAATTTTGCAGTATGGCAAAGAGAAACGAGAATAAAGACAAACTATTTGATGATATTATACTCGAAATAAGCATTGAAGGTAAATCTTTGCGTGATGCTCTAAAAGGCAAAATGTCAAGTGCGTTATTCTTTGAGTTGATAAAGGATGAAAACAAGCAAAAACAATACGCGCGCGCATGCGATGAAAGAGCTGATTTGCTTGCAGAGGAAATACTTACAATAGCAGATGAAGGCAGCAATGCGGATAATGTAATAGTACAACGCGACAGATTGAGAATTGATTCACGCAAATGGTTGCTTTCAAAATTACAGCCTAAAAAATATGGTGATAAATTAGATGTTGCACATTCTGGGAATATTACTCTGAACTTTGATTCTGATGATGCAAAGTTATGATCTTTAAAAAAACTCAAAAGCAATGTGATGCCGTTAAGCTACTTGGCAGTGATGCTAAGTATACTTTGCTGTATGGAGGAAGCCGTTCTGGCAAATCATTTATAATCATCTATGCTTTAATAATGCGGGCTTTAAAAGAGCCGGGGTCACGTTCGCTTATAGTGCGATTTGCGTTCAATCATGCTAAACAATCACTATGGCATGATACAATTCCGAAAGTCTTACAATTATGTTTCCCCGGTGTTAAGCCGGTAGAGAATAAAACAGACTGGTTTTTAGAGTTTCAGAATGGAAGTCAGATATGGGTCGGGGGACTTGACGACAAAGAACGCACTGAAAAGGTACTCGGTAATGAGTATTGTTCGATCTTCGTAAATGAGGCTTCACAGATCAGCTATACATCATATTGCTTGCTCCTTACCCGTTTAGCACAAAACACAAAACTAGTTAATAGGCTTTATATTGACTGTAACCCGCCGGCGACAACTCACTGGGTGTATAAGATATTCATTAAAAACGTTAATCCTGAAACGGAAGAGCCGTTAAATAGCTCGCTGTATTCATCAATGCGAATGAACCCAGACGACAATGCAGACAATTTGCCCCCTGATTATATTGATAATGTACTCGGCACTTTGAGCAAAAGGCAGCAGGACAGGTTTAGATATGGGATCTTCCTGGATGATATTGAAGGAGCTTTGTGGACATGGGATATGATAGAGAAATATAGAGTTCAGGAATTGCCGGAACTTGTGAGGGTGTGTATTCCGGTTGATCCTGCCGTTACTGCAAATGATGCTTCGGATGAGACGGGTATTATTCCGGTTGCTAAAGGTATTAATGGCCACTTTTATATCATTGGTGATTATACGGGCAAATATACACCTGAACAAACAGCTAGGCGTATATCGGTTGCTTATGATGATAAAAAAGCAGATATGGTAGTTGGTGAAACGAACAACGGAGGCGATTATATTGAAACTGTTTTGAAGCTGGTAGGAGGAGAAATGCCTTATACTGGGGTTCATGCTTCAAGAGGAAAGTTCACACGTGCGGAGCCTATTGCGTTGCTTTATTCTCAGGGGCGTATTCATCACTACGGCAAATTTGCAAAGCTCGAAGACGAAATGACAACTTGGATTCCACAATCAGGGATGAAGTCACCAAACAGAATAGATAGTCTTGTTTGGGGAATAACTTATCTACTGGATGAGAAAAAACAAGAATTTCACATGGCTTAGATTATCAATAGGTTAGTCAAAAAGCTCCAGCCTACTGGAGACAAGAAAGAATAACATCATTTTCGACAGAGGTTATATGTAAGAGAGTGATTTTCCGGCAACCATACCGGCACTCTCTTTTTTCTTTATAAAATTATTTATAAAAAAACATGACAAATATCATCTATTTGAAATATATGTTGTAATTTTGCAATACCAATAGCATGAGTTAATGATTACTTTTAAAGGTACTAACAAGCCTGATGATTTGCTTTTATAGCTTATTGTCAGGCTTTTACGCTTTAATAATATGGGGTTAATAGAGAATATTTACAACAAACTGAAAGGCACGCCGAATACATTTGACAAGTATTTTGTTCAGCTTTTCGCAAATACAGCCCTATACCCGTCCCCGAATAACGATTTTTATGAAGATGCTTATTCTGGCAATGCGGACGTTTTTACTGTTATCAACAAAATTACTGAACCATCGTCAAGGGTTCCGATATTTCAATATGATAAGAACGGGGAAATAATCGAAGGCGGTAAAATGCTTGAGAGGCTTAATAAGCCGAATCCTTATCAATCAAGATCGCAATTCATTGAATCCGCTTTAACAAACTATCTGATCTTTGGGGAATGCTTTACAGCAAATCAGATCCTCGGTTTGGGGCTTAATAAGGGTACTCCAGGGAGATTAGATATTCTTCCCCCTAAGTATATGACGGTTAATGTAGGAACTGTCTTTAATCCGGTTGCTGGTTATTCATTTTACCCACTTTCGCAGGCAGGAAAGCCTGATTATTTGCCCGAAGAAATATTCCACTGGAAAGAGTTTAACCCTGATTACGATATGGAGGGCGGACATTTGAGGGGAATGTCAAGACTAAAACCGCTTATTAAATCCGTTGTCGGTTCGACTGAGGCTTATAACTCACTTACAAAGGCTTTTCAAAATCAGGGTGCATGGGGACTGTTGGCAATACTTGACAATGAAGGAAAGGCTCTTGACCTTAATAAAGAACAAAGATCAATCATTAAAACTAAGTTTAAAGCTGATTCAAAGAGGGGTGATTTATCAGTTGTGAGCAATAAGGCCGAGTGGACAAAGATCGGGCTTACAATGGTTGAACTCGAAATACTCAAATCTTTAGGAATTTATAAGGGCAATCTTTGTGATGCTTATAACGTGCCGTCTCAATTGCTTTCAGGCTCTCAGGACAGGACTTATAATAACTACAAAGAAGCTGAACAGGCGTTATGGAGAAATGCAAATCAACCTTCACTGGATGCTTTTCTTGAAGGATTATCCGCATGGCTTGCACCTTACTACAAAGAAGAAGGTCAGGTATTGAAAGCTGATTATTCTGGAGTTGCTTGTTTACAGAATAACAATCTTGAATTAGTTCAATGGATGACAACTGCTAGGGTATTTACTAAGGATGAGATAAGAGAGGCTTTAGGATATGAGAGATTAGGAACGCCGGAGATGCAGGTTATTTATGAGAGTGCTGGACTTATGCCACTCGCAGAAATAAGTAACCCTCCTGATCCTAACGTTGTAGAAGGTGCATTAAAGAGTTTAGGAATCAGTGATTACAGGAAATGAGAATTATACCAAACGATACGGTAAATAAAAGATATGTCAAGAAGTACTGGCGGGAACTTCGCAAAACGCTTGTGCTTACCCGTGCCGGTGTTTTGGATAGGGCTGAACATGTTGACCCTGAAAGACTGAAAGAATATTTACCCGCTCTTTTGGACTCAAAGCCAATGAAAGAACAGATCATTAATCTTTGGGGAGAAGTCGGGGGCAAGTTCGGGAATGATACTCAGAATATGCTGAAAGCCAAAAAGGCAGAAATAGCAGGAATAGAGTTTAAGTCTGACAAAGATCAGTGGACTGAAAAGATGCGTAAATATTCAGCTCAGAGGACTGCTAAAAAGGTCGAGGCTATTATGTCAACCGAATCAGAAGCGATTAATAAAGTCATTGATTCAGTACTTGAAAGGTCGTTAACTGATGGGCTGGGAATACCGGAAACAAGGCGGTTGATGAGAGATTCACTTGACGAAGAACTTACAACAATTGAAAACTGGCAGGCTCAGAGAATTGCAATGACTGAAGTAGGATCGGCACAAAATACATCTTCCTATCTGGCAGCTCAGGAAAATAGCGAAGGGGTTAAGAAAATTTGGATGTTTATGCCGGGAATGAAAACCTTTAGAGAAAACCATCAAGGGTTTGAAGAGATGGGGCCGGTTGAAATGGATTATGAATTTGCGCCCGGGCTGACTTACCCCGGCGATCCTAACGGAGCAGCGGAAGAGGTGATAAATTGTTATTGTACAATTGCATATGAAACGGAAATTTAAAAGATATGGAATATAAAGTATTTCAGGCAAAAGTAATGGAAGTAGACAATAAAAAAGGTATTGTCATAAATTACGATAACACGTTTAATAACGTGGATACTGACGGCGATATAAGCAGAAAAGGTGCATATGCAAAGACTCTTGTAGAAAACGTTGCACGTGCGAAATGGTTTTTAAACCACGACCAGACATTATTACTCGGTGTTCCATTCATTGAAGGAACAAAGGAGGATGATACAGGACTTCTTTCTTATAATCATATTAACATGGATAAGCAACTTGGCAAGGATATGCTTTCCGATTATATGCTTTTCAAAGAGTATGACAGGACGCTCGAACATTCAATAGGTTATAAGGCAATGAAGTTCAATCCTTACGATCTAGGAGGAGGGAAAAAAGGGCGTGAATTAACTGAGGTAAAGCTATGGGAAAAATCAACGCTTACAAATTGGGGCGCAAATGAGAATACTCCTTTGATTGATATAAAGTCAATAAAAGAGATTAAACCTGTTCTTGAAATGCTTGAACAAATGTTTACTAAGAATTTAAAGTATTCAGATGAGCGCAAAAGATCAGCGGAAAAATTAATTAAAGAATTACAGTCACTCAGTTGTGAAGAGCCGGGAGAGACCACTCTTATAAAGGAGCCGACAGCAAGCGAAATATTCTTAACAATAAAAAAAGCATTGAAAAATGACTGAACTTGAACTTAAAGCTCTGGAAACGGAGATAAAAGCCACTCAGAAGATACAGTCCGATGCCGTTGAGGAGCTGAAAGCAGCATCCGCAAAGCAGAGACTTGACCTTGAGGCTAAGATTGAGGCTTCAGAAAAGAAGCTTACAACTCTTGAAACTGAGAAAAAAGCGATTTCAGACGCTCTTGACGCACTTCAGCTTGAAATGAAAGACGGCAAGTTCGTTGACAGAAAAGACTCATTTACCGAGATGAAGAAGATATGGGAAGGTAAAGACTTCCGTTCACAGCTTAAAGCTCGTGGAGGTAAAATGGAGTTTGAAGTTAAGGCAATCATGGACACAAACACAAACCTGAGCGGATCCGCTTTGGCAACTGCTGTTGTGCTTCCAATGAGGGAACCAGGGATAGGGAAGGCCCCGGACCGGATTCCGATATTGCTTGACTTCGTTTCACGTGGCAACACAAATAGTGATACTATCAGCTGGGTTGAGAGATCAGCCAGAACAGCTAATGCCGCTGCCGTTGCTGAGGGTGCTGCATACGCACAGAGTGACATGACTTACATACAGCGTACAGCTCCGGTTGAACGTGTTGGTCATTATATCAAAGTGCAGAACAAATCCCTTGACGACTGGGAATATCTGATGTCAGAGATCAATCTTGAGCTTTTCACAGGGCTTGAGAGAATACTTGAGAGTTATGTGTATAACGGAACTGGAAATACTCCTGTACTTCAGGGTATTGCCGATACTGGTATAGCTCAGGCTTATTCAGTGGCTGCTCTTGCAAACACAATAGTAACCCCGAATCATTTCGATGCTCTCAGGGCTGCTTATGCTCAGTTAATGGTGGCTAACTACCGTCCAAATGCAATCTTTGTTAATCCGGTTGATGGTGCCGCAATGGATATGCCGAAAAATGCGGACGGTATCTATGTACTGCCTCCATTCATCGCAGCAGACAGAACCTACGTCAAAGGTATTCCGATTTATGAAACCAATCTTGTTACAGCTGGTGACTTTCTGATTGGTGACTTCTCAAAAGATACTCTCTTTATGAGAAAAGGAATTACTATTGAGATCTTCGATCAGAATGAAAATGACGTTCTTTATGACCGTAAGACTATCACAGCTCACGTGAGGGCATGTAACAGGATTAAACAGCCTGACTATCTTGCTTTCGTTTATGATCAGTTTGCAGATGTCATCAGCTCATTAACTGTATAGAAGTCATGAAAAAGCTTTTATTCTTTTTAGCATTCATTTGTTACGCAGTAGCAAGTAATGCACAGGCTTCGGGAAGTACAATCACTTTCCTTCCGAATGAGACTATCAAAACCGTAACAGTTGCAGCTACTGACACAATCGGCGGTACTGTAAGCAAATACTGGGACTTTGCGATTAATAAACCAAAGTTGCAGTTTTTCTCTTTTGCGGTCGGACTTGACACTACACGTATTCATAACAGAGTAGAAGGTAACAGAGTAAACGTTCAGGTGTACGGGGCATTAAATTCGTCCGGTGCATGGAGACAGATAGGCTCTAATATCTTCTATAATGTCAATGCGGGAACCAATGCGGATACTGTAATGCTGGTCGGGGATGTTGCCACTGGCGTATTATACAAATACCTGAGGATCAAATTTACCGGAATAGTTGCTGCAAAGTGTACTACTGTAAGTGCATTAAGCTTGAAGGTCGCAGATAAATAATAACCGAGGGGGTTGAAAGATACCCCCTCTTTATACTTTTAAAGATGAAAACAGTAAGATTTTTGGACGGAAGGACTGAACTTGTAACCGATAAGATGGCCGAAAGACTTGAATTTTATCAGGAGGCTGTTATCGAGGGTAAAGAAGAAGTCATTGAGACTAAAGAAGAAAAGAAAACAATCCGTAAAGGGAAGAAATAATGCAACTGCAAGTATTAACCACTTCGATAACTGAGCCGGTAACGCATGACGAAGTAAAAGCGTTTATGGGTTATCCGCTTACAGATACAAGTCAGGATGATCTGATAGACTCTATGATTACAACATCGAGAGAGTTTCTTGAACAAAGGACTTCGCTTTCGTTTGTCAGTAAATCGTATAAAGCCTATTATGAGGACACCGACTGCGAGGATGGTTGGTATGAATTGCCGGTAAGTCCTGTATTGGCACTGCCTGCAATCAGCGTAAGCATGTCGGGTGTAGTTACTACTTTTCAGCAAAAAGGACTGAAAAGAATAAGCATAAGGCCGGATTCCGTTATCGGCACTATTCCGGTAGGAGTTAGTTCGGCTACTTATATGGAAGTTACTTTTCAGGCAGGGGAAACAAGTAATACAGCAAATGACATTATCAAAAGGCTTGTTTCGTTTCTTTTCAATCACAGAGAGGACGGACTTTCACTAAGTATTGCACGGCTTCCTTTTGATACGCTGAGTTTAATCAATTCAATATCTGTCAACTGGTAATGGACACAGGAACGCTAAATAGAATCATTACAATTCAGACAATGACTATCACAGAAGATAATGGTCATGCGGTCGAGGCGTGGAGTTTAGCGGAAACGGTAAGGGCTTTAGTTATCCAGATTGATGGGTCTAGGTATCTGAGTGAAGACGAATTGATAGATAAACAGGTTTATAAGATTCATTGCTGGGATAATGGTTATACGGATAACATAAGAATAGGCTATGGGAACCTGAATCTTATTCCTATCAGGCCGCTTCTTAAAAACCCCGGTCCCGGCAATCTGAATGAAGTAACAATAATTGCAGCCACTAAAGCGAGTTCAATATGATAGGAATAGAATTAGTTGGCGCAAAGGAACTTCAAGAGGATATGAAGAGATACGGCAAAGATGCTGAAAAGGCGATTGATAAGGCCGTTACTGATACTGCGAAAGAGATTGAAACAGAATCAAAAAACATACTTCGTAATTATCTGGCAAAAGAGGGAGTATATATAACTAATAAGTCAGGCAAAACAGCACAATCACACAGGGGGCATGGAGGGGCTGGGCTACTTGGTTCGATAAGAAAAAAAGCAGTAAAGACAATGGAATATATTGTTATAGCTGCAAAAGATTACGCTGCATACATTGAATTTGGAATTGGTGAGATGGTATTTAGTTCAAAACAATTTACATCCGACGAAAAGGAATGGGCAGAACAGTATAAAGGAACAAAGAAAGTAAAAGGGTTTAAAGGTGTTTCATATTTGGGAACTGCAACTTTAAATCAGAGCAAAAAGTTTGAAGAAAGAATTACAAATGAATTAAACAAACTGGCAAAGTGAGTACAGAATTCAAAGACATATCATTGGAATTAACAGACGGGATTTATACTGCCTTAGGTAGCTATATCACTGTCAATGCGGTTAATTATCCGGTTTATGTCACTATGCCAAAGATAGCACCTGACAACTATGTTTATATCGGGGGTGTTATTCAAAATGAAGACGGAACAAAGGACGATTTTATATATACCGGTTCGGTGAATATCAGGATTACTACTGACAACTTACATAGAGCCGAAAAGAAGTTAGCAAGGGAAATACTTTCAGCAGTAAGGACAATTTTAAAGCCCTCAAAGAGTGCGGTATTTGCCTTGTTCAGTTCGACACTAGTTGTATTCTCTCATGAGAGTTTAACGGAACTGGTCGGGCAAACAGATAACGGATTGACAAGAATTGATTTAGTAGATAGTTATAACTTTAAAATAGAATAAAATGGCAAAAATCAACGGTACACTCGTTGCCGTACTTAGCGGAACAGATAAGATACTCACTTCCACAAGTGCGACTTTAAACGTATCACAGAATCTTTTCAGCACAACCAATAAAGATGATGCTGGGTGGGATTCTCACGGGAATGGATTACGTAGCTGGGACATCTCAGGAGAGGGCAAATTTGATACCACAACCGCAGGGGGACTGAATCCTACTGAGATTTTGGCAGCTATCATTGCAAGGTCGGCTGACACTGTAATTAAGTTTGTTACAAACGAGCCTACAAATACAGTTGGTTGGACGGGGAATGGAACTTTCGCTTCTGTGACTATTACAGGCCCAATGGAGGATGCTGTTACATTCTCGTACACCATACGTGGAAACGGTGCTTTAGCTGCCTTATAAGACATGGCTAAAATTAACGGCACAAATCTACTGGTTTACGACAATGGCACTCTTATTGCGGCGCAAAAGGGTGTAACCGTAAACACTTCGCAGAATCTTTTCGATACCACTAATAAGGAATCGGCAGGATGGAGCGAACACGGGAACGGAATGCGAAGTGCAGATATTTCTATTGACGGGCTAGCATCAACAACTGGCCTAAGCGCAAAAGAGTTATTTGCACATATCATTAGCAGAACTTCACTGCTTTTAGTAGTTGACGGGCTGGATTATCCTTTAGTTTGCCAGGCTGATATTCCTTCGTCTTCGATAACAGGACCAATGGAAGATGCCGCCACGATAACAGGCTCTTTTAAGGTCAATGGTAATCTTTATTATCTCTCCGGTACTTCAGTTCAGATGATTACTGATGTATCATCAGGAGGTACGGATTATGACACTTTAACAAAATCCGGAACAGCGATAACATCAGCGATCAATGCGGCGGGTACTGCTTTCTGTATGAGTAACACAATATCGGTTGCAAACGGAGGGGTTTATAAGTTGTTTTTATTCCTTACTACAAACTCAGGGGAATTGCCTTCGGTTGCTCTTTATGACAATACTTCAGCTGATATTTCTAATGTGGCTGCTCTTGTTGCTGGGTTGAACGTGGTTACTCTAACAAGTACTGCTAACGATGCTTCGGCTTCACTTCGTTTTAGGAATACCGGAGCTGCTAACTGGTCAACATCTAACATGTATTTATTCAAAGTATGATTCTAAATTTGCCTTTTAAATCATGGTACGGCGTTAAAGAAAAGCCGGTTGAAGTTATCCTCAGACTAGGAACACTTGAGGATTTATGTGATGAACTTGGAATTGATTTCTGGCAGATAAAAGACTTCATGACCAAGAATGATTTTGATTTCAGTCATTTGCTTTTATGGCACGGGTATAAAACGGCATGTGAAAAGAACTGCAAACCTGTTAAGCATGGCAAAGAAAAGGCTATTATTTGGTATGAGTATATCAATGCCACAGAGAAGAAGAAGTTCGTTGATGAGATGATCGTCTTATTTGGGAAACTGGTAAAAGCTTATAAGCCCTCTGATAGTAAAAAAAAAGTAAAATCCAGTTGACTTTTGCAGAGATCAGAGATTTTGCTTTTGGGGAGCTGGGTTGGAGTTTGGAAAGATACCGGAATTCAACTATTGAGGAATTCAATAAGGCTAGTTCGGGGTTTTGGAGGCAATGGGAACGCAATACGGCATGGTTAACGAGGGAACTAGTTTATACTATTTACGCAAATAATCCATATATTAAAGGGCATGAAAAGCCAAAAAGAGAAGATATAATGAAGCTTAGTATGGATGAAATTGCAAAAGAACCGGCAAAGAAGATCAGCAAAAAAGAGATTGAAAAGATACATGAGAGGTTAAAAAAACTGTAATATGGCACTCAGAGATCTATTTGTAAGAATAAAGGGAGATTCGTCAGGACTTGATTCGGCTCTTGATAAAAGCGAAAGAAGTCTGCAATCTTTTGCATTCGGTGCGGCTAAATGGCTAAAGGCCGCCTTTGCTACTACTGCTATTCTGGAGTTTACAAAGATGGTTATTGATGCAAGTGAAGGATTATCTGATAAATTCACTTTCGCAGTTGCCGGGGCAAAAGGTGCATTGAATGAGTTTTTTAGAATGTTGGGAACTGGTGATTTCACGAAGTTTTTTGCAAATCTTACTGAGGGATATGATAAGGCGCATAAATTAGCAGAAGAAATAGACGCTCTTGCAGACAAAAAAGCCTATTCAGAATATAAAATAAGTGGATTAAAAGATGATTCTGCAAAACTCCAAGAAGTAATAAAGAATAAAAATGCTGATTTAGAAGTCCGTAAAAGAGCAGCAGTTGAAGTTATTAAGATAGAACGGCAAATAAAAGACATGACCGATAAGATTGCCAAAGAAACATTTGAATTGGAATCTAAGGCATGGGAGAATCGCAATAAAATGAGTGTTGAGGAAGCAAACGCACTCTATGAGAAGGTTGCAAGTATTAGTTTAAAGAGTAAACAGGAATTAGATGACGCATATAATAAGTATATTAAAGAACATGGATTAGCTGCCTTTCTTACTGGTAGTGCAGGATTTACCGGACAGATGCCTTTTGTTGATATGCAAGAAGGCATTATGGGTATTTCATTAGAATATAAAAAATATTTTGACTTACTACAAACGGGAGAAGCAGAAGTATTACCTAAACTTTATAAATCATTCCAAACTTTTAGCGAAGCTACTACCCAATCCCAAGACCGTTTTAATGGTATTTTAAGAATCACAAATGCCCTACTTGCTGATGAATCAAAAAACCTTGAGAGTGGGGTGTCTAAAATTAACGGCATTAGTGCAGTAGGGTCTATTAAATCCCAGCCTTATGATAAAGAAGCTGTAAATATTCGTAGACGTGTCGTACAACAAGCGATAAAAGACAGAGGAGGTGATAAATTAAGGGGCGCACCAAATGTAAAAACTGCGGGAGGTGTGGATATATTCGCACTTCAGGAATCACAAGAGTCTCTTGATGAATATATGAAAAATATTGAGAATATACTTCAAGACGGCAAACAAATGGCAATGGATTTGGGTCTTGAGTTTGTTGATGCACTTGGTCAGGCTATCGGAGGAGGAAACATGAAAGAGATCGGTCAAGGGCTTTTGCTTTCATTTGCGAATTTCATGTCAACCTTTGGAAAGATGCTTATCACTTTAGGAATAGCAATGGAGGCTTTTCAGCAATCACTTAAAAACTTATTCACTAATCCTTTTGTTGCTATCGGTGCTGGTGTCGCTTTGATTGCTACGGCTGGAATAATTAAAGGAGCAGCATCAAAAGCAGCTTCAAGAGTTACGGCAGGAGGCGGAGGGGAAAGCGGAGGCGGTTATTCATCACCACAGCAGAACTTCGAAGGAATGAAGATCGAACTAACAGGAGTTTTAAAAGGCTCTGACATCTACATAAGTGGGCAGAGATATGTCAAAGAATTAAACTCAAACACTTAATGGCATTCGCTACAAAATACAGATGTGAAATTTGTGATGTTCTACTGAAGACATGGCAGATTGATATTCAATTCGATGGTTATGGCGGTGCTATTATTCCGATGCAAGGTTCAGGCAATCCATTAAACTTCAATTTTTACGGTGATGATGATATTTGGAATCAGAACGTACTAGGCTCTAAAGCCTCGTTTGAGGTAATTTCAATGACAGACTTTGTATATGAAGAGCTTTTCACTTCAGATCATCTTCAATACAAGGTATTAATCTATCAGGGCGCATCTTTATACTGGACTGGCTATATTTTGGTTAATACTTTTTCAGAGCCTTATAATTGTCCTCCTTACCCGGTAACCATTACAGCAACGGACGGGTTGGGATTACTTTCCGATTTCAAGTTCAAAGATTTGGGTTATACTCAAAGGGAAACAGCTTCAAAGATTATCTATGATATGCTTTCACTGGTCGGGGTTACTTCATTCACTGAGTATATAAACGTGTATGAGAGTACAATGAATAATACTGTTGATGATTCACCTTTAGATCAGTGCGGGGTGGATTATTTCCTCTTTAAGGAGAATGATTGTTATGAGGCTCTTCAGTCAATATTAAAAAGCTTTTCAGCCGGGATAAGACAGGACAAAGGCGGGGTTTTCACAATATTCCGATTCAAGGAGTTAAGAGACGCTACGATGTACGGAAGGACTTTCACCTCTGCAACTGTTAAGAGTTCCACAACAAAAACACCGGCACAATATTTTAACCGTTCAGGACATGCGAGTAATTTCAGAGACACTGAGGGGGGAAATAAATTAACAATCCCAGCGGTTAAGACTTTGTACATTCAGCAGGATTATAAGTTCAAAGGTTCGATTTATAAGAATCATAACTTTCCGATTGATGAGTTTGTTCTTAATGTAGGAACGGGTGCTTATGAATGCAATGGGTGGACACTTTCGGCTGGAACTTTATCGAACTATCTTTCCTTCCAAAGAGTTGGCGAAGGTGATAACGGGATAATTCTTAATTCTCCAGCAGATCCTATACCCCCGACACATTATATATATCAGACATTAAACGTATTTGCCACTTCCTATAAAGTAGGGATGAAGTTTGACGTATCAGGAATTACATTCGATTACACAGAGAGTGCAGGAAGTAGAATATACGCTAAACTTATTAACGTTGCTACCATCGGGGGTACTACTCGTTATTTTGACGGTCAGGCATGGGTGGCCGGTGATACATTCATTAATAATGTTGCATTGCCGTCTATCAAGGCAGATACTTTTGGCCCGTCACTTAAATTCAGCACCGTAACCTTTGACGTTACAGGAATACCAAATACAGGAACATTGACTTTAAGACTTTACGCTGGCAGTTCGTCAGGGTCAAATGTGTTCGCAGTCGCTAAGACCTTAGAAGTTTTTTGTGTTGACACTAACGGGCTTATAATTGAAGGGATAGGCTATACCATATCAGCAGCAGTCAATGGATCAATAATTGAGAAAGAATTTATTTTAGGGGATGGTTATGGGTTTGAAAATGATCATCTGCAATATGCTGGGTCGTTAAATACATGGGTCGGAGGATTAGTAACGCCGTCTTCAAAAAGCTGGCATACAAGAGGAAACACAGAAAATAAACCACTGGTAGAAGTTATCGGGGGTGAACTAGGTGCGCAGTATGTACGTTCAAAGCAATTAATAGATATTCCGGTTCAGGAAACTCATGATGATGACTTTCTTTCTTTGATAGGGACTTTAGAAGACACATTGAATCAATATTCAGGCAGTAATAGAAAGTTTGGTATTTGCCGGGGTGGATTTGATGTTAAGAATCGCAAATGGGATTTGTCAATAAGTGAAATACTATGAGTATAACTTCTAAAAATATAACATCTATTGTAAAGAAGATAGAACAAGGTCCGAGAGGTTACCCGGGCGTTCCGGGAGGATCTGCTACTATGGATTATCCTGACGCGGGAATTGCACTATCTACCGGGGTAGCGTGGACTGTAGGCTCTATTACAAATAATTCAGCCAATTGGAATACAGCATATAGCTGGGGAAACTGGGCTTCAAACTTCGGAAGTATTGCGGGTAAGATTTGTCAGGGTAATGATGCAAGGCTTTCAGATTCCAGAGTGGCTTCAGATGTGTACGCATGGGCAAAGGCAGCGGTTAAGCCTGCTTATACCAAATCTGAGGTAGGGCTTTCAAATGTTGATAATACAGCTGATGCAAATAAGTCGGTCAATTATGCTACAAGTGCCGGAAGTGTCACGGGGGGGATAACAGGAACTCAGTCGGGGTCTTACACCAACTATCTGACAAAGTATTCTGGTAATGCCACTATTGCATGGAGTAGAATTTTGGATGATGGCACAAATCCCGTAACTATTGCCGGAACTGCTATTGTTTTAACAAACGATGCAAGACTATCCGATTCACGTCCAGCCAGCGATGTGTATGCATGGGCAAAGGCGTCAACAAAACCCAGCTATACTAAAAGCGAAGTTGGACTGAGCAATGTTGATAATACGGCTGATGCTAATAAAACGGTATCGGCACTAACAGGACATTCGGCGGGCTATGCGTATGCGGACGGTGGAACTTCATCAGGGGTTACTATTTCGTATAACGATAATACAAATGCAAGTTTTCAAATGCTCTGGGGTTCAAGCAATGGCGTGTTTGGTACCGCAGGAATTACTTGCAATCCATATACGGATGTTATTTCAGCAGTCAACTTTAACGCCACATCAGACAGAACACTAAAAAAAGACATTAAGTCAATAAAGGCAAAAGAAGTAAAAGCACAGTACAAGCAATTCAGAATGAAGTCTAATCCTGATCAGTTAAGATATGGGATTATAGCACAGGATTTACAAAAAACACATCCTGAATTAGTCTATGAAGAAAACGGAATTTTATCAGTTGCGTATTTTGATTTGCTATGCTTAGAGGTCGCACAATTAAAAGATAAGCTAAATGGCTTTACCAAGTAGCGGAGATATTAGTTTACAGGCTATCATTACAGAAATATTTGGCAGTTTTTCTGCTAATGACTTTCAAACGTGCATTAATGCCAGCTTATTAACTGATAAAACACTACCTGTACCCTTCAAACCTAATTTCCAGGGCTATGTCGATGATATAACATTTACGGCATCGCCATCATCGCTTAGTTTTGCATATAATGATTCAACACGACAAGAAAGCACAATAATAGTTGATACCAGATATTGCCATATTCATTCAGTCCCTGCATGGGTGAACGTTAAGGGCAGCGATGGGATTGACCTAAACCCAAGTGACGTACTTGATAAAATAGGCACGCCTAGTTTTGTGCTTAGTATTTTGCCGTCTAATAACGGAGGAGTAGACAGGAGTGATAATGTAGTGATTCATCTTACTTCGGCAATTGGAAATGCTTATCAGACGCAAAGCGGTACTAGTTTAAATATCCCTATTTATCAGGCGCACTTGCCAGTTCCCCCCTATCTTATGGGCTTTACAATTGCTTATGGTTCTGGCATTTCGTCACTTGGGTCGACTGCTGCTAGAGGAATATCACTTGGATCAAATAATATATATGCTGACTTCACCCCGTCGGGATCGTTTACGACCGGACTTAATCAGATACAGGTATATGTCGGAACAGAGAGATTACATAATTCAACTATTTATATGGCATCGGGGGTTGATGTAATTAACACAAGTCTAGCACTAAATAGAACGCTTGCAGAGGACGAAGCGGTAGAAATAAGAGTCGGAGATGATTACTCATAAGATATGGGAAGAAAAGTTGTAGTAAATCCGGAAGATTTTAATAAAATAGTTGATTACATAGTTAATCAACCGATAAGTTTTATTAATGCGTCTAAGGCCGTTGAGATAAACGAGATAATACAAAACGTGCAGATTTTTGATATTGAATTTAATACTGAAAAAGATGACAAAGTTAGTTGAAGGAAATGAAAACACTGGGTTAAGTGGCCGGTTTGGAAAGCAAAAACCATTAAAACTGATCTATGTTATGATTGCCATTGCAGTAGTAGTAACATTATTGGTTGTATTATTTTAACTTAGGGGGTAAAGTTCCCCCTTTTAATTTGATTTTTTAGTGTTATATAACATATTTTGATTTAACTTTGTAAAACAATTAATATTAAAAGCCATGCCAAAATCAACAAACACATGTAATAGCATACTGGCACTGATGTATAACGCAACTACATGGGCTAATGTAGCCATTAACGCCACTGCATCACCTATAACAAGTGTGGAAATAGCACTCCATTCTACAACTCCCCTCGCTGCTACAGATAATCAACAGGAGAA